CGTCTCTTGGAATTCATCAGGTGGTCGCGCTGAAGGTCGCATTGACCGGATTGAGCGTGACGGAACCATCGATGTTCCTGACTCTTCATTCACGATCACTGGCACCGAGGACGACCCTGCGGCGCTAATCACTCTTTATCGCGATAAAGAGGCGACTGATCGGAAAGTCGGGCACAAGTTCAGCACACTTACCAAGATTGCTCCTATCCGGGCTGAAGAGCTTGAGCAGAAGCGTTCTGTGGTGGGTGAACGGATGCAGCGCACTGAGGCAACCGACATCCGCTCTCTTGACGAGCGGACTTTTGAGTTTCCTTTCAGCTCTGAATACCCAGTTACGCGGTACTTCGGCAGCGAAGTGCTCAGCCATGACAGCAAAGCACCGAACTTCATGCGCCTAAATGATGGCGCTCCGTTCCTCTTCAACCACAATCCCGACAAAGTTTTGGGTGTTGTTGAGCGGGCCTATTTGGATGAAGACAAAAAGCGTGCTTATGCAAAAATCCGCTTTTCGCGCTCTGATTTTGCCAAACAGTATCTAGATGAGGTTGAGCAACGCGAGGAGGGTGTGCTTGCAACTAGCTGGACGCCTCATGAATTGAGCCTTGTTTCGATTCCGGCTGACCCCACAATTGGAATCGGACGTTCACTTCTTTCCGAAGAGCCTGCTATGCCTGAATCTTCACAACCAGAAGACACTACTATTACAAACGAAGCTCCTGTTGAGAAACAGGAAACTCGTTCAGCGGTCACGACCGCATCTAAACCCGCTCCTGCGATGGAAGAACAAACTCCCAACCTGGAGGTGATCCGGTCGGAGGCCAAAAAGGCTGAAAAAGACCGCGTTGCCGCCATCAACGCCTTGGGTGCTCAGCACCGCATGGCAGATCTGGCACAAGAACTTATCGATGGAGACAACTCTGTCGATGAGGCTCGTGCTGCATTCCTCGAAAAACTCGGAACCCGTCAAGTGGAACAACCTATTCGTTCTGCCGATGTCACTTCCAACGATGTCGGCCTTTCACAGAAAGAAGTCAAGCGCTTCAGCTTTATTCGCGCTCTGAACTACCTGGCTAACCCCGGCGATCAATCTGCTCGCCGTGAAGCTGAGTTCGAGATTGAAGTTGGAAACGCTGCTGCTAAGCAGTACGAGCGCTCCTCGAACGGCATCGTTGTGCCAAACGAGGTGCTGCGTCGTGACTTGAACGTTGGCACTGCCACCGCTGGCGGCAACCTTGTTGACGATGTGCTGCTGTCTGGCAGCTTCATCGAGCTGCTCCGCAATCGTCTTGCTCTGGCTCAAGCCGGCATGACCACCCTGAGCGGAATCAACGGCAACATCTCGATCCCTAAGCAGGGTTCGTCCGCAACTGCCTACTGGGTTGGCGAGGGCTCTTCTCCCACCGAGTCCCAGCAAACTATTGAGCAGATCAACCTCAGCCCCAAGACTTGTGGTGCTTTTGTTGACTACTCCCGCAAGCTGCTGCTGCAATCCAGCATCGACGTTGAGCAAATGGTCCGTGATGACCTGGCTCGCGTGCTGGCTCTTGAGCTGGATCGTGTTGGTCTGAATGGCTCTGGTTCTTCTAACCAGCCTTTGGGCATCATCAACACCACTGGCATCGGCACTCAAACCATCACCACCTTCGGCACCTTCGCTGAATACATCGGGATGGAAACTGATGTGGCAGTGGCTAACGCTGATGCTGGTGCTCTGCGTTACATCATCAACGCATCTGCTCGTGGCGCTCTCAAGAGCACTGAGAAGGCTTCTGGCACCGCTCAGTTCGTTTACGAGAACGACGAGATCAACGGTTATCCCGTGACCGTGTCCAACCAGCTCGAGAACAACGACGCTCTGTTCGGTGACTTCTCACAGCTGATCATGGCCATGTGGTCTGGCTTGGATCTGACTGTTGATCCTTATGCAGGTGCAACTGCTGGCACTGTCCGCATCATTGCTCTGCAAGATGTCGACTTCGCGGTCAAGCAGCCTGGCGCATTCTGCTACGGCACCTGATCCAGATAGTTGTCACATCGTTTCTGACTCATGAAGATTGAAATTCTGAGGCCAGTGATGATTTCCGGTGAGCCCGCAGCAGCGGGCTCCATTCTGGAAGTCGATGACGGCGTTGCCATGACCCTTATCGGTCTTCGCAAAGCTGTTGAGCATCAAGCAGAGGCCGCTGAGCCTGCTGCTGAGGAAAAGGCTTCTGAGCCTGCTCCTAAAAAGACCACTACTCGCAAGAGGACTAAGGAATCATGAGCATCGGCAACACTCGGCGGACTTTGACTGTCCTGTCGTTTGCGCCTAACGACGTTGTCACTGCAACTGGCAATGAAACAGGCGTTGACCTTCTTGACTACGAGGGTGACATCACCCTGATCCTTGATGCTGAAGCCGGCGGCTCTGGCATCACCTATGCCGTCAAGGTGCAGGACTCTTCTGACAACAGCAGTTTTGCTGATGTGAGTGGAGCTGCTTTCACCACCACCACCGCTAACACTGCTCTCGTTGAGAGCTTGACTGTTAACAGTGATGAAATCAAGCGCTATGCGCGTGTTGTCATCACTGTTGCTGGCGGCACTGGCGCTGGTGCTGTGAGTGTTGTCGGCTTGGGTCGAAAGAAGTACAACTGATTTTTGATCTGTCGCCCCCGCAATGCGGGGGCTTTTTCATATGGCACTTTCTTTCACAGAAGATCTCGACGCTTTTTTTGACACGCCGGGTTTTACGGTGCCAGTGACTTTTGGCATGACTACTGGTGTTGGCTACTTTGAATCGCCGAACGAAATTATTGCTGACGGAGTCGTGCTGACGACTGACTACGCAGTGGTGGTAAAAACTTCTGATTTTTCTGCTGTTACGAATGGCAGCTCCATGACCGTTGACGGGGTGGCCTATACAGTGCGCGAGCCAATGTTGCTTGACGACGGTAAAATCATGCGTGTGATGTTGATGAAGGACTAATTGTTGGACAAAGTCACCTACGAAAACTGGGTTCGACTTAAGCAAGCGCTAGAGGCTTCAGGAAAGACTGATTCGTTTTTCTACAAGCGTGCGGCCTATATCGTGCAAAATAGACGTGACCCTGGGCCAGGCATATGACGACTAAGCGCGAGAACATCCTGGCTGCAATCAGGACCGCTCTTACAAATACGACTGGAGTTGGCACGAGGATTTATCGCACTCGTGTTGATCCCGTTGCGAGGCTTGAATGTCCAGCGATTATCGTCCAGCCGATTCGTGATACTTGCGTTCAAACGACCAGCTTGCCAAAGCTGGATTGGACAATGACCATCAGGGTCACAGTGATTGAGCGAGGTGATATTCCTGACCAAGCAGCTGACGACACGGTTGAGTCATTGCACAGCAAGGTTATGGCTGACCTAAGCCTTGGCGGCTATGCAATTGATGTGCGGCCAGTAAGGACTGAATTTGAATTTATGGAGGCCGACAAAGCTTTGGGTTTAATCAGCTGCGAGTACGAGATTCGGTACAGGACAGAGGTTGATGACCTGACTCAGTAATGCGTTGGCGCTAACGTAAACCTAACCACCCTTTCCACTTACCATGATTAGTGAACGCACTGGAGAAGGCGGAACCTATCTGCTGGACCCAGAAACTGGCGAGCGCACTCTGATCAGGCGACCGTCTTCATCAACTTCATCGCAGGAACAAGCCGATGGCACTGCTAACACGCAAACGCCTGATTCTGATCGAGGAGGAGTCGACCTACGGGACTGACCCAACTCCCACAGGAGCTGACGCAGTACTGGTTCGTGACCTAAGCATCACGCCTCAGCAGAGTGACGTTGTCAGTCGTGATCTGATTCGTCCTTACCTGGGTGCTTCTGAACAGATCCTGGCCAACACTCGTGTTGAATGCACATTCAGTGTTGAGCTTGCCGGCTCTGGCACTGCTGGCACTGCACCTCGTTACGGCAAAGCCCTCAAGGCGTGCGGCTTCTCGGAAACTATCACCCCTAACACCAGTGTCAATTATGACCCGGTAAGCGCAAACTTTGACTCCGTCACTATTCACTACAACCTTGATGGTGTTCGTCACAAGGTGACTGGTGCTCGTGGAACTTTCACGATCAATGCCAGCGTCGGAGAAATTCCAACCATCGATTTCACGATGACTGGAATTTATGTGGCTCCTGATGACAGCGCACAGCCAACTGTCACTTATGCCGATCAGGCTACGCCTCTGATTTTCAAGAAAGGCAACACCACTGACCTGAACATCATGGGTCTGACCACTGCAAAGCTTTCCAGCTTTAGCTTGGACGTTGGCAATCAGATCGTGTATCGCGAACTGGTTGGCGGTACAACCGCTGAAGTTCTGCTGGTCGATCGAGCAGTCGCTGGCAACGTTTCAATCGAAGCTGTCACGCTTGCAACCAAGGACTACTTCGCTGCAGCCTTTACTGACACGCTTGGAGTTATGAAGTTCACGCATGGCACTGCTGCTGGCAACAAAGTGAAGGTGAATTCAACTAGGGCTGACATCGCCGATGTCTCCTATGGAGACCTTGACGGCATTGCGATGCTGGAGATCCCCTTTACTGCAGTGCCTAGCACTGCAGGCAATGATGAATTGGAAATTGAATTCAGGTAAGTTTCAGATGTTTGGGGTCTGCAGGGAGCCTTTGCGGGCTCCCTTTTTTTGTGTATGCTGAGCCGGCTTATGGATTTATCTAATGGCTTTTGTTCGCAAGAAGGTAAAAACCTTCAAGTGGCCTGTGAAAGTTGAGGAGCCAGCAGATGGCGGCGTTTTTGAGGATTCAACTTTTGATGCAGTGTTCAAGCGAGTGCCTCGCTCTGAGTTTCAGAAACTTGCGGACAAGGGAGACCTTGAGCTGTTGAAAGTAGTTTTGACAGGCTGGGAGGGCATTGAGGACGAAGACGGCAAGCCGCTGCCCTTTTCTCAAGGCGCATTGAAAGAGTTTGCAGATGACCCCTATTGGATCCGAGGGGTTTTGAGCGCCTACACAGAGACCTTTGAGGGGGCCAAGCTGGGAAACTGAAAGAAGCTGCTCTTTATTGGGCAACTGGCGGCAAGCAAGTTGAGGACAAGACTGAAGAGGACGCTGCGGCTTTTGGCATAAAGCTTGAGCGTCCTGCGGCCCCGGAAGAGGAGCATTGCGAGGTGTGGGAGGAGAACTGGGAAACGGTAATGATGTTCCAAAGGATGAGCACCCAGTGGAGCATTTCAATGGGTGGCTATGTAGGGCTGAAGTACGAGGTGCTGCTTGGTGCCGGGGGCTTGATGTCTTTGTATGATGTCAATGACCCACGCGAGATGCTGGAAGGTCTCCAAGTCATGGAATCCACCGCGCTTGCTGAGCTGAATAAGAAAAAATGACAGCAAAGAAGGTCACGCCCGTTGGGCTAGAGCTGTTCATTAAGGGGCAGGAGAATCTTAAGACCCTAGACAAGTCGTTTCGGGATCTATACAAGCAAGCAAGCGCCTCTGACAAGCAGATACAGAGGATTGCCAAGGCGACTGCGCATTATGCGAAAGAGGCAGGCAATAGTGAGGCCACAATAAAAGCGCAAATCAAAGCGTTAGAAGGCTTAAGAGAGCAAGCAGCTCAAGGAGGGAAAGCATATTTTGAGCTTGGCGCAACTATTGCCAACTTAAAGTCGAATCTTGAAGGTTCAAGTTCTGCGATTGAATCGCAGAGAAAATCTTTACTAGAAGTCGCTGGCGGCGCACAAGCTACAGCAAAACAGCTTCAAGATGTTACAAAAACTTTGGGCGAACTGCGGAAGCAGACTGTTTTAGGCTCAAAAGCATTTATCCAGATCGGCTCAGACATTCAAAAGCTTGAGCAAAGATTAGTTAAAGTCAGGGCTGAGCAGAAAGATCTTAATAGAGCCACTCTTGCCTCGAACCAGATAACAAGTGGTAGTGCGTCGGCAACAAGGCTGCAAATTAAAGCAATTGACGAGAAGGTAACAAGCCTCCGCGAAGAAAAAAGAGCTATAGAAGAGCTTAGCCGACAAAGCAAGGCCAGGTTAGGCCTGCAAGGTATTGTCGATCAACCTGGCGATGTTCCTTTCAGGAGCAGAAGTTATATAGAAAGTGCAATTGCAAGCAGCGTCCTTGGGGAAGGAAGCATCACAAAGATGTTTTCTCCCAAGGAGATTGAGGCTGCTATCAACCTTGTCAAGCAAAGTGTTGTTGATCTGCAGAGTCAGATTGAGAGTGAATTAGGGCGCAGCGCAAGGCGTACATTTCAAGAGATGGCGCGTGACGGGAGAGAGTCAGCTCGCTCGCTTGCGTTAGCTTTTTCCGGTCCAGAGTTTGAGCGAATTTTTAGCAATTTAGAAGAAAATTTAGGCGGTCTGCCTGACACTGCCGCCGGATTGGCTCAAAGACTTCGAGAGCTAGAGCAAGTCTTCAGCAATACTGCTCGTGGCGGCGGCGAATATCTTACTGTTGCCCTTGAGATCGCTCGTGTTCAAAGAGAGGCGTCTGCCGCGACTCAAGGTCTGGGGGCGGCTCTAATTAGTGACCTAGGGAGCGGCCAAGCGGCAAGGAGCCAAAAGAATCTGCAAGCAGCAATTGGTCAGCTGCAGGCAGAAATGTCTGAGCTAAACACTGAAACAGCTGAGGGCTCGGCTAAGTATGCAGAAAACGCAAGGCAGGTAAATAATCTCCAGAAAGAGCTTGATCAAATTGCTAATAGTTATCGAAACGTCGCAGATATGACGCGACGAGCGACATCGTCTCAGGTTGATTATCGCTCTGCTATATTAGGAACCTATGCAGAGCGCGATAGGCCTGGGTACAAAACTCCGGCTGAAATTAGAGGTAAGCAATTTATAGACAGAATAAATGAGGAAGGACAGGCTTTACGTCAAGTCCTAGCCTTGCCCGCCGCTGGGCAGACAACAGCTCCTGGTACTGGGGCTGCCATTAGTGGCATGGCTCGTGGTGAGTTGCCATACATTATCGATCCGCAGACTGGCCAACGTGTGTTGAAGCCTGGCGCTGCTGAAGTGACTTTTGGCGCACCAGTGGCAGCGTCTTTCAGCCCGGCACTGGCAGAGGCCGCAAGATTGCGCCAAGCGGCATTGCCTACTGCAGCAACAGGCGTAGAGCCAGCAGTGGGTTACACGAAGGAGGCCGAGGCAGTAAGGCAAAACGCAGAAGCAAAAAAAGCGGCCGCTCTTGTAGAGGATAATCTTCGAGCTGAGATTGATAAGTCTCGAACGGCAAACAACGGAAGCATTAACAGCACAAATCGCCTTAGGGGTGCGATTGAGGCGTATAGGTCGACGTTGCCGACCACCAGCAAAGAGTTTGCTCGGCTTACAGATGAGATAAATGAATTGGATCGCAAGTCTGAAGCCGTAAGTCGACGGATGGGGCGGCGTCGCATGTCGCCTATCCAGATGACACAAGCGGCTGGTGCAGCTATTTCAGGCGGCATCTTTGGCGGCCCTGAAGGCTTCCTTGGCGGTGCTGGTGGTGCATTAGTTGGTGGTGTTGGCGGAGCTTTTGCTGGTGCCGCTATTGGCGCTCAAGTTGGAGGCGTAAGGAAAACGCTTGGTGAGTTTGCTGACTATGCAGCTCAAATCAAGCGTCTTGAGATTTCTCTGGAAGGGATCACTGGTGATCAAATAACTTTTAATCGCGCATTGGCAGCTGCGGCCGATGTGACTGAGAGCCTCAACGTTCCTCAAGAGGTAGCGATACGAGGCATCACTCGACTGACTGCTGCCGTGAAAGGTGCTGGTGGCGGTGTTGCGGATGCTGAGCTGGCATTCAAGAGCATCAACTCTGCAATTATTGCAACAGGCGGAGGCGCTGACGAAGTGCAAGGGGCCGTAACGGCGCTCGTGCAAATTTTCTCGAAAGGAAAGGTCTCTGCAGAAGAAATCAACCAAATCGCTGAAAGACTGCCAGGCACCTTCAACAAGATTGCCGAAGCGTCTGGTCGCACCGGCCCTGAGTTGACCAAAGCATTGCAAAAAGGCGAAGTCGGTCTTAACGACCTGATGAAATTCTTGGTGCAGTTAGGTGGCGACTACGGGGACATTGCGTCAGGGCTTGCAGCTTCATCGGAAAACGCAGGCGCTCGACTGCAAGTTGCTTTCAATGAGATGCGGATCGCGGTGGGCGATTCAATTCAACCGATTGGCGCTGATTTCCAAGATGCCTTTAAAGAATTCATTGAAGACATCACCCCAACGCTGGTAGAGGTTTTGCCAAAGATTGGTGAATTTGCGCTAATGCTTACGAAGAATCTTAAATCGCTTGCTGCTGCAGCTGCGGGCGCTGCACTGGCAATGGGAGTGTTGTCTGTTGCGTCTATAAAAGTTGCTGGCACTGCAGGTTTAAGCCTTGCGGGCGTCGCGATGATGAAAGCGGCAGCAGCGGCTGGCATTCTTGCCACGTCCTTAAAAGGTCTCGCGTTGCTTAATCCTTTTGTGGCTTTAGGAGCTGGAGCCGCTGTTTTAGGGGTTGAAATATTCAAGGCGGTCAAGAACCAAAAAGAGATGAATCGGATCGTTGAAGAAGGCAAGGGCAGCAATGATGAGATGAAGGAAACTATTGACAAGCTTGAAGCCTCATTGGTTAAGGCCAAAAATCGTCTTCACGGTTATGCGGGAGAAAGCAAGGCAACTGGAAGAGCGGCTGTTGGCTTAAAGA